AGTTTATTTTAAACTAATTTATGGTGGTGCAGCAGAAGAAACAGAAAACCTTATTATTGATACAGGTTCAGATACTAATTTCTACTTAGGTGGAATTGTGCATCTAGACTCTAACGCAGATAATGTTTCTGTCTATGCTGATGGTGATTCAAACTCCATTCTTACTTTAACTGACTTTGGTTTATTTGATATAAACATATTAGCTAAAGACTCTACCAACTGGTATATTTGGGGCAACCAAGAAGGTGCAGATGCTCCAGCATTTACTGACCAATCATAAGGAGTAAACTATGGCTGATGCAGTAACTTCACAAACCATCATTGATGGTGAAAGAAATTGTGTTATGAAGTTTACCAATGTCAGCGATGGTACTGGCGAATCCGCAGTAGCCAAAGTAGATGTATCTGCTTTGGCTTCTAATGCAGCAGGTGTAGCCTGTTCAGAAGTTAGAGTTATGCGTATTAGTCATGCTGTCGTAGGTATGTCTGTTCAATTATTTTTTGATGCTTCAAGTAATGTTTTACTTGCAGAATTAGCAGAAAGCAGTAATGGACACATGGAGTTTGCTGATTTTGGTGGCATTCCTAATAACGCAGGTTCAGGTAAAACAGGAGATATTCTTTTTACTACAAAAGGACATAGTTCAGGAGACACCTATTCTATAGTTCTTGAAATGGTTAAGGTTTATTCTGACTAAGGAGTAATTATGGCAAAGAGTAAAAGTTATGTAGTTTCTGAAACAGGACAGTTTCCTGCACAGTATAAGGTTCTACAAGTAGGTGAAGATGGTATATATAGACCTGTTTTTGGTCCTGACCCAGATTTAGAAGATGCACAACGTAAGTGTGACGAACTAAATGGAGTCAGAGCGAGAAATGAAGATGGTCACTTTGTGGCAGATGACCCATCTACACCTGATGTTAATGAAGCTTATGTTGGCGGTAAAGCACCTGAAAAGAAAACTGTTAAAAAGAAAACAGCTAAGAAAAAGACTACAAAGAAAAAATAATGCTTGATGAACTCTTACTTACTAAAGAAATTAGAAAGTGGAGTGAAGAAGTATTAGAAACTTCTTGTGTGAAACATAACAATTTACCTGCTTGTCCCTTTGCTAAAAACTCATGGGATAAAGAAAAGGTCAAATGTGTTTTGGGCAAGGGTGGTCTTTGGGAAGACATAGTTACTTACATTGAAAACTTTGATGATACTTATGATGTTGTTATTTATTGTGGCACAGACTACGAAGACATAACGGCAGAAGAAGTAGAAGAAAGAATAATGTTACTTAATGAGTTTGCAGTACCGAGGAATCTTTGGATAATGGGTTCACACCCTGATACAGAGATACCTCATGCAGCAGACCAAGAACATTTTGAACCTATATCTGATGAAGACTATTATCAGATATTTATACAAAGGTTAGATGTTTTAGTTAAAGCTTCTGATAGTATCAAAGCCAAAGGATATTATCAGAATTATATTAATGAAGACTTTTTGAGTCTTGTAAAATCGAGGAAAAACAAATGGCAGGAATGGATAAAACAAAAGTAAAAAAAGCTAAAATGATGCGTGGCGGTAAAAGCACTAAGAAAAAAGTTGTGAAAAAAGAAGCTGGCATGAAAACTAAAATGCAAAAGAAAGGTGCAGGTAAAACACTAAAGATGCGTGGCATGAAAGGTGGTAAAGGACCTAAAATTGAACCTTTTCAAGAAATGATGTTTAAAAAGTTTGGTGGCGGTAAAACATAGACCAGTAAATATTTTTTAAATGTCCAGAGCTAAGAAAGATTCCCGCCTTACTAGGGCGGGAGTTTCTGGTTATAACAAACCTAAGAGAACACCTAACCATCCTAAGAAGTCTCATATAGTTGTCGCAAAAGAAGGCGACAAGGTTAAGACTATAAGATTTGGACAGCAAGGTGCTAAAACGGCAGGTAAGCCTAAGAAAGGTGAGTCCAGAAAAACAACTATGAAACGTAAGTCTTTTAAAGCTAGGCACAGAAAGAATATAGCTAAAGGTAAAATGTCAGCAGCGTATTGGGCGAATAAAGTCAAATGGTAATGACAAGAGCAAACTTTAGAGTGATGACTCAGAGAGCTCCAGCAAGCAAGAAGAAACATGCCTCTAAAAAAAGGAAGGTCAAGAAAAGTTATAAGTGATAATATATCTAAACTTGTAGATGAGGGCAGACCTCAGAAACAAGCTGTAGCTATAGCTTTACAAAAGGCTGGTAAAAGTGAAAAGAAAAAGAGACCCAAAAAAAGGAACGGGAAAAAAACCTAAGGGTAGTGGTAGACGTTTATACACAGATGAAAACCCTAAAGATACAGTAGGAATTAAATTTGCTACACCTGCTGATGCGAGAGCAACTGTCGCTAAAGTTAAAAAGATTAATAAACCCTTTGCTCGAAAAATACAAATACTTACAGTATTAGAGCAAAGAGCTAAAGTAGCTGGTAAAAATGAACAAGCTGCTATAGCTAAAAAAGGTAAAGAAGCTATTAGAAGAAAGGAAGGTAAATAGATGGCAACAAGTGGAACTACAGCATTTAACTTAGACCTCTCCGATATAATGGAAGAGGCTTATGACTTATGTGGTTTAACTATGCGTTCTGGTTACGATTATAGAAATGCTAGACGTGCTTTAGATTTAATCTTTTTAGAGTGGCAAAACAAAGGTCTTAACCTTTGGACAATAACCCAAGACACACAAACTTTAACTGCGGGCACAAGCACATACGCTGCTAATACCGCAGCTTTAGAAATAGTAGATGCTTTTATTAGAACTGATTCAGGTGATACGTCAAAACAATTTGACCAACAACTCACTAGAATTTCAAGAACTGAATATAACCATCAAGCCAAAAAATTAAACAAAGCTAAACCTACACAGTTTTTTGCAGATAAAGGTACAGGTGGTATAAATATAGTTTTATGGTCAACGCCTGATGATGCTCAAACTTATACGCTTGTTTATGATTATATAAAAAGAATAGAAGATACAGGAACACCTGCGTCTAATAATGCAGACGTGCCAGCTAGGTACTTACCATGTTTAACTTATGCTTTAGCTTTTAATATTGCTTGTAAATCACCTGAGGCACAGTTAAGAGTGCCTATGATTAAAGCTCGCTATGATGAATTGTGGAATGAAGTATCTGATGCTGATAGAGAAAGAGCATCTGTAAAGTTTGTTCCTAACGCAGGCGTATATTGATATGGCTTACGCAATAGCAAAAAAAGCTTTAGGTATTTGTGACAGGTGTGGTTTTACATATAAGTTACAAGACTTAAAGTACGAAATAGAAGACCAAACTAGAAATGGTTTGAAAGTTTGTGATTCTTGTTTAGACCCTGACCATCCACAACTACAGGTTGGCAAACTTAATACGGCTGACCCACAAGCTTTGTTTGAGCCTAGAACAGATAGTGGTGAAGAAAAATCTACTACTTATTTTGGATTTAACCCAGTTAATAGCACAGGTATGGTCATTCGTGGTGGAGTAGGCAAAGTAACTATAAGCATAGGTTGATATGACATATTCAGAATTAAAAAGTCTTATACAAAATTATTTACAAAACACAGAGACTACATTTGTTTCTGACTTGCCTAATATCATAGAACAAGCAGAAGAACGTATACTTAAAAATATTAATCTTCCTGTATTTAGAAAAAATGTAGAAGGTACGTTAACTTCAGGTAATCCATACCTAGCTACGCCTTCAGATTTTTTAGACAACTATAGTTTATCTTTTACAAGTTCAAGTTCTCAAAACTTTTTATTGTATAAAGATGTAAACTTTATTAGAGAGGCATATCCTAATGCTTCTACATCAGGAACACCTAAACACTATGCTTTGTTTGATAATACTAGTTTTATAGTAGGACCAACACCTGATAGTAGTTATACAGTTGAACTGCATTATTTTTACAGACCTGCATCAATTACTGCTGGAGGTGATAGTGGTGATACATGGCTATCTACTAATGCAAAAAATGCTTTGCTGTATGGTTCGCTTATGGAGGGTTATCTTTATATGAAAGGTGAACCTGACTTAATGATAAAGTATGAAGAAAGATTTTTACAAGCACTTGCTAGATTAAAAGATTTAGGAGAAGCAGAAAATACTGTAGATACTTATAGAGATGATATGTATAGGATTCAAAGAACGTAATGTTTAGTGTAAAGACAGAATCTACTATAGGACAGGTAGCAGTACAAACTACTCAAAATAAAGGTTTAAGTCCTGAATACTGGACTGAGAGAATATTAGAAAGATTAGTCTCAGTTAGTGATAATGCTGACCCTATGGTTAAAGCACAGGCAGAAGCTTTTAAAGAGCAAATAGAAAAGGTTATTTTAATTTATATAAAACAAGCTATTTTAAGTGACAGGTCGACAGTAGCAGGTATGCTAGAGAAACAAGGTCACAAAGAAATGGCAGATATTATAAGGAGGCTGTAATGGCAATATCACAAGCAATGTGTACTTCTTTCAAAAAAGAACTTTTGGAAGGTGTGCATAATTTTAAAAATTCGGGCGGTAGTACATTTAATCTAGCATTGTATACTAGTAGTGCGTCATTGGGAGCAAGCACTACTGCCTACACTACTTCTAATGAAGCTAGTGGAACTAATTACACAGCAAAGGGAGCTTCTCTAACTAGAGTAGACCCTACTACCTCAAGCACAACAGCGTTTACAGATTTTGCAGACTTAACATTTAGTTCTGCAACTATTACAGCTAATGGAGCATTAATATTTAATGACTCAGCATCAGGCGACCCAGCAGTATGTGTATTAGCATTTGGTGGTGACAAAACATCTACCAATGGTGACTTTACAATTCAGTTTCCTACAGCAGACGCATCAAACGCAATAATTAGAATAGCTTAGTAAATGTCGGGATGGGGTCGTGCTGGCTGGGGCGAAGGTCCTTGGGGTCAGCCTGCGGCAGTTAATGTTTCTGTAAGTGTTACAGGTGTTGCTGCTACTTCTGCATTAGGTTCAGAAACAGTAGTTTCAGAAGCATTAGTAGTAGTTTCAGGTAATGTTGGTACTACAGCAGTAGGAAACTCTGTAGTAATAGGCGAAGCAGTTCAAGGTGTATCTGCTGTAACATCAACATCTGGTCTTGGTGATGAAAGCG